TTAGACCTCCTTAATCTTGATTTTCTTGACTTTAGCTTTAGTGAACTTGATTATGAGTTCATCTATGATGTCGGTGTATTTGCCCCGTGAGATGAGGTCGTTCCTCAAATCAATCAGGCTGTTGATGACCGTACGCCGTTCATCGTGCGTTAGATAAATGTGATACTTTGGATTTCTCATTGTATTACCTCCGTTCCATTTGATGATTTCATTATAAACAGAGAAGTATGATAAATCGAATGTGCGGATCAAAAAAGTCTTAAAAACAGAAAAACGCCGTTCCAGCTTTTACACTGAAACGGCGTTCTGTGTTGTATCAGAGAACACACCTGACGGCAAATCCGCCGCTGAAAAAGTAGGTGTTCATCCAATACTTGTTTGGTGGAGATGAGGGGAATCGAACCCACTATTTTAATCTTATTATGCTGATAAATACTGACTTTTTATTTAACCGTGTTGGATTTCGTGTTGGATTAAGCACACAAACTTCTGAATGTGTTACCGCCTGCTATGCCGTCAGCAGTTAAACCGTGAGCCTGCTGATATGATTTTACTGCGGAGTTTGTGCCATGACCATAGATTCCGTCAAAGCCGTTGGTATCATATCCGTTGCAAATAAGTAAGCCTTGCAAAACTTTAGTGATATTGCCACGGCAGCCTAATGAGAGTACAACAATAGCGTTATGTGTTCCTACTCCGTAAATACCGTCAACAACAAGGTTCATGCCGAACTGACGATTGAGTTCTTCTTGAAGCTTCATTATCAAGCGCTTTTTGGTATCCGGACCATAGATACCGTCAACCGTTGCACCTACCCAAGCCTGTACAGCTTTAACGCCGTAGTATTTCGGTGGTGTACTCGTTGTTGCTGAACTGCCCCAATAGTTGGCATTAAATACAATGTCGGTATCAACATTACCATTAATTCCGTTGACCTTTCCGCTGTCGGAGCATTGCCAAATGTCGCAAGTCCGACACGGAGAGCCTGTTTCCCATTGAGCAAGCCAAATTGCATAGTGCTTTTTGAGTTTCTCATAGTTAAGATAGCTTGTAAACCAGCTTGCGCTCGCATACACTCCGGCTGAATAGCCATGAACTTTGATGCACTCGCAAAATGCTACTGCCATTGCTGTTAAGGTATCTTTGCCGAGTTTGGTCTGAGAGCCAAGCTCTAAGTCATAAAACACCGGTAAATCAAGTTTTCTGCAGTTTAAGCAATAAAGGCAAGCACTTGCTTCCTTTTTTGCCTCGGCAACGCTGTACGCATACGAAAACCAATATACACCGACTTTCAGTCCTGCGGCTTTTGCGTTCTTGTAATGTTCTTCAAACTGTGCGTCTTTCTGATATGTTTCTCTACCAAAGCCGGCACGAATAATAACCGTGTCTATACCGTCAGCCTTGACTTTGTTGTAATCAACATTCGTCTGACAGAAACTTACATCAACAGCAGTAACTTTCATTTTTAATCACTCGCTTTCTGTTCTGCAAATATTTTTATACCTTCAATAAATGCTCTTGATTCAAGTACAGCAATATAATCTGCCATTGCTTTAATCTGCATATTATATGCGTTGCGTGGACAAGTCGGAGCAAATTTCAGTTCTCCTTTATCCCAAGCATCAAGCATTTTCTTCAACCTTTTATAACGGATTACCAATTGCTGATATTCAGCTATAAATCTTTCCTTGTAATCCTCACTACTCATAAGTAACGCCGTATCGTTCAGAAGGTTCTTTCCCTTTTCAAGAAATGTGTTTTAAAAATCTTCTTTGGGCGACCACGACTCGTGACCGTCAGCGTGCTTAACATGATAACCTTCATCATCCGGATTTTCGTCCGTAGGTATCTGCCAGCCTCTGTATGTATTGTAGGCGCCTCTTGTCATCGGCTCGGCTTCAATTTTTTTAACTCCGATATAAGTTTTCATTACTGTTTCTCTCTTTCGTAAAGCTGTTTTGCAAGGACATATCCTTCAAGTTCCCACAATTTGTTTTCAATTCTTGTCATACAGATTTCTGTACCGATTTTTTCATCATAGTTTGCTGGGTCAACCGCTCCGCTTGCTTCGGTTATAACAAATCCGTTTGGCAGTTTGCAACTTACAACGGTTACTTTGTCGTAAACTGTTTCGACCTTAATTTCTGATTTTTCGAGTAATTCATCAATCTGAGGCTTTGTAACGCTATTTTTCATATTATTCCTCGCTTCCTTTAACTTCCGGCAAGCCACCGACACTTGTAAGCATTGAGAGAATGCCGGCAAGAAGTGTTGAGCTTGCAACCGCAACCCAGTTTACATCGCTCATTACTACCGCAACTGAGAGTGTTGCCGCTGCTGTCTGTGCCATTGTCTTTGCGGCTCTGATGAGTGCCGCAACCGCCCATTTCTTAATTTTCTGCTTATTCATTATTTTCATCCTTTCTTATAATTGGGTTAGTCGGTAAGTCCATGACCTTATCGTGCATATCGTCCATTGTGCCGTTCTGCCCGAGGTGATGATATGACTGATAACATTTATCATAAGCATCTTTGGCATAAACTTCAATCCAACCTCTTTCAATATATTTTTCACCCGAACGGATAAGCTCCGCCCTGAGCAATGACTGTGTACCTTTGCCGATTGCCCTGATTTTGGTCCACTCGGTTTTTATGATTGCAACGATAGCGCCGAGTATAATACCGAAAAGAGCCTGCACCCAATATTGTATAATCCAATCCCACATTTACATCACCTAAAATACAAAATCAAAATTTAATTCATCACCATCAGAAAAAATAAAATCTTTATCCGCCAATAAAGTGATGGAAAACCAATTTTTTCCCTCACCTATCAAACCCTTAAACAAGTCCCCTGTTGAGCAAATACCTATTGTTATTATTCGCTCTTTTGTGTTATTGAAGGGTAAATCAATAAGATGCAGTGACTTATGTTTTCCTAAAGTAGATGCATTCATAGTTAAACAAATATGAGCCGCACATACATTACCTACTTTAAGGTACCTACATGTTGCCGATTTAACAAAATCGGACTGTGTCGAGTATGGATTAAGTTTTGCGTTTCCTGTTATCGTGTCAAAAACGGTATCTAAAGCGCGCACATGAACATTTTTCATATTTATGGGCAAAAAATCCACACTAATATAACCGTCTCCATCTTGACCTAAATTGTCAAAATTGCAACCAATAACATCTGCTTTCCATTCATTATTGGTCATTTTAGTTCCTGTTCCTCTATTTGTTGACTTATAATTGGGCGTATCTGAGGCAGTTGCAAAGTACGTAAGGTATGGAATGCCACAAGTTTCTAAATTGTCTTTATAAACTTGATTATATCCGTTAAGACAGTTATTAATTAACGCTCTGCCCGCATTGAAAAATTTAAACCCATATTTGGTAGAGTCTACCATACATTGACTAAAAGTGGCAACACCGCCCCAAACCGTAAAAGAAGTGGAATGACTCATAATGTTTGTGTTATATGCACACCACGCGTGACACTTGTTAAAATGATTGTCCGCTCCCCCAGTCAAAAAGCCGCATTCAAAGTCTACAGAAATAGAGTCTGTCACATAGGTGTCAGCACAGCCGAGGAATAACATCGTTGAAAGAAGCCTTTCGTCACCCTTGACATAACCGCTTGTTATGATGTCTTTGGCAGCCTCACTTATGCCACTTCTCGTACCGGAAATAAAGCTAAAAGTAGCTTCATTTCCGCCATAACTTCTGATTCCGTACAGCGCAGGATTTCTTACCATAATATGAGCGTAATTTGTTTTACCTTCATTTTCAATCTTAAGTCCGTGTTTGGCGAGTCCGTTGTTGCAATCTATTATTAGCTTCTTGAACGAGCCGATATTGTATTTAGCATCATTACCCGATTTTATGTTAACTGTAATAACCGAGTTCAAGCTCCACGAGCCTGTTACTTTCGGCTCTGAGCCGTAATATGTTTCATCCTGTTTTTGGCAACTGTCAGATACTTTAATTGTTGCAAAATTACCATCAAAATTTGCTCTAGCAACATCATATCTAAGCGTGTTGCTAATTAAATATGTTTTACTGTTGCCAAGTTTAATCGCTTGATTATTTATCCCAGCTTGACTAAACATTTGCTGCAATGCGGCCGTATCGTCTGTTACTCCATCACCCTTAGCGCCAAACATTTCAGGTGTAACATAGTTTTTTAACTGTTCAACAAGTTCCGAAATCTTATTGTAAAAACCAAGAATTTTTTCATACAATCCAAAACCTACGGTTTCACTCGGCAACATACCTTTCTGCCTGTTGATTCCAACAAGATTCGTGTTGAGTGTTACTGTATTACCGCTGTTATCTGCATAACTACCGGTCAAGCTGAAATAGATTTTGTCACCATCAATATCTGTCGGTAACTCAAATTCTGCCGTTTTATCCTCTGTCAAACTGACTGTGCTTTTTACGATATTATCTTTTTCGCTCATAAAGTTGCCAGTGACAAGAGAGCAATTGTCCCAGTCGGATTCCATAAAGTAACATTTGATTTTAGTATATTTCTTTTCACCGAGAACCGGATTAAATCCATTCCTGCGTTTCAGGGTATTTTTATATACCTCAAATTTTAGCGTATTCACAATGCCGCCCCCTATCGTTAATTACATTATATAGTTTTCTGACAGCTCAAAAAAGTTAAAACCCACACAAAAAGGACAGCGTTTCCGCTGTCCTCAATTTGTTTATTTACTTTTTTGCTTTTTGATTTTATCCTGATATTTTCTGAGAGCAGACTTAAAACTGCTTTCAGAGCCGTAGATATTCAGTAACTGTCTGTACAATGTGTGCGTCGTATCTGCATCATTGCTTTTGCTTGCCTCAATATACTTTTTAAATATAGGATCAGTTCGGCTTGCACTCTGCATCAGCTTTTTCATTTGATTTTTTGTCTTACCTTTATGCTCCATAAGGTATTTTTCAACCTTTTCATAGCTTTCGGCATCGCCGTTCTTCAAAAAGTCAAATGCATCCGAATATTTGTACAGCTCGGGTTTGCTGTCACTCTCTTCTTCATTGTCGTACTTATCAAGTCCTTCTGCATTTTTCTGTTCATCTTCAAGGTCACTGACAATCGAATTAATGGCTTTTACAACGGTTGTTTTGTCAAAGCCTAAGTCAGAATACTTTTCAACCGTATTTTCATATGCCGTCAAATCGCCGTTAAAGAACGCATTTCCTGCGGCAATGATTTCCGTATCATCTTCAAGCTCTGTTTTCAGTTTGCTGTTAATATAGCTTTTATCAACCTGCTTGCCTGTGGAAGTCTTTTCTTTCAGCCATTCTGAATAAAGTTTTGCAAATTTCTTTTTGTCGCCGTCAATAAGAGCCTCATAGCAGTAATTAGCGTACATCTGCATAGACACTTCACCGTAGTCATTAACGGTCGGTGTACCGCCATATTTTGTGAAGTTTTCAATGTGATTGCATGCCCCCTGAAACAAATTCATCAAATTCTTCGTTGGAAGTCCTGTCAGCATTCCGAGTGTTCCCACAAGTGAAGAAATATTTTTTCTCAGCTTTTCGGGTGTATCGGAACGGGCAATGTTTATGATTCCCGTTATAAAGTCATTAATCGTGTCAACACCCGGAAGAGATAATCCGTAAAATTCTTCGTTTTTATCAATGAGTGCTAATACGATATTGTACACCGTGTCACCGAAAAGGAACATGCCCGTTAATTCAGAACCGAAATCCTTCAACAGCCTTGAACCGACAGACCACGGAGTAATATTGCCGTCCTCGTCACGGTATCTGTCCCACTTGCCGAACAATGCGGCTATCAACGGCATCAAAATTCCGCAGGTCATAGCTGTACTGACAATAATTGCGGAGTAGGTCCTTGCAAGCTGTTTCTTTGCAATCTTAACTTCCGTTCTCGCCTGCTTCTTTTCAAATTCACTTACAGCCTGTTTGTAATCTTTAAGCCTTGCGTTGTATTCACCGCTTGCGTCCATTGCGGCATTTACCATACAGAAAACCTGACTTTTGCAAATTGTAAATATTCTGTTCACGGGATTTTTACTTCTCAAAATCTGTCCTTGTTGCATTACCGAACTGTTAGGCATCATATTGTTAATAATGTCCTCAAGCGTTTTTGCAACATTCGGCATAAATTCCTTACTGTCGGGAGATATTCCCATATTGCCCTTTACATGCTCATAGGCAATCCAGTAGTTCATTTCTACCATAAGCACATCATTTTTTTCGATCCAGTTTAAACGGTCAAGAGTATGTCCTACCCAACCCGAACTGTCAATCAAGCCTTTGTATCTGCTGATTTCTGCCATTTCACGGCTGTTGTTGCCCTGTTTTCTGTATTCAAGTATAGGAGTATATTTAGCAATTTCATCATACGGAATACTTTGCTTGTAGCTGTCGGGTAACGCTCTGTTTAAAAACGGAGTATGCTTTCCCGGACGAATGTGTTTAAGTCCTGCAAGGGTTGCTTTCCAGCCTACCCTTGCCGCTGCCAATGGATAAGAAGATAACTGTTTGATAGCCGAAGAGATATTTGCTGTCAGTACCGCTCTTATATATTTTCCTGTCAGCATATCAATTCTGCCCGGATCAGCCTGTTTTGTCGAGCCCTGCAAATCGCCCATGAGTTTACTTATGTATTCTTCGCTTTCGTTGCCCCATTGCTGTTTCATTATTTCCTTCATACTCGGGAAATATTCCGTTGTCGATGTGCTTTCCTTCTTTTTCTTTTTCTTTTCTTCCCTTTCAATGAAATCAAGAACCTCGTCAATGCTCAGCTTGGATTTTTCTTCTTCACCCGCATGGGTGTTATTTTTTTGTCTGATATTTTCGGCAGAATTAAGGTTTTCTTCCTGAACAGCTTTAACAAGGTGGTCATTTGCGTGGTCGTAGCGTGGCATATTGAACACACGGTTAAATATTTCAATCGGCATCGTAAGACCGCACCAGCTTGACACGCTTTTAATCTGAGAGGTAAGCTTTGCCGTTGCACCTTTAAGCTTCAGTCTGTTGTACTTGAAATTTTCTCTTTCATGAAGAAATGCTCGGCTGTTAATACTTCTGTTAATAAGCACATCGGCAAATGTTCCGTAAACCGTATCTTCGTCAATCGTGATAGGACAATAATTTTTAACCTTTGCAATTTCATATCCGTATTTTTCGTTTGACACCTTGTTGACGGCATTCTGCATATCTTCATTGTACATCTCACGGCAAATTTCATAAACAGTTTTTGCAATCTCATTATTCATGACATAATCCCTGATTCGTGAAATTTCCGACTCTGTGGGAAGAATATAACAACCGCTGTCCTTTGAATACATAAGCTGTTGGTTTTTCCGTTTTATGTACTTGATATTCGGCACTTGATAACCGCTGTACATCATATGTGCCCTGCCGTATTCGTCCTCATATTCAAGGAGCATTTCAACAAGCATATCGGCAGTAAGTCCAACTTTAACCTGTTCGCCTGTTTTCTTGTCAACAAGTGCCTTTTTGGTGTTAGGGTCTATGCCGTCAAATTCCATTGCCTGCTCTCTGACATAATCCTTTTTGGCTTTATATGAGAAACGGGACATTTGTTCTTCATACTTATTCGTCCAGTCAATGCTTAATTGTTCTGCGTCCGACTGTCCCTGATTCAGCATTTCCATCATCTGAACAATCACGCTGTCATTGTGATAACCCGAAATCATTCGTGCAAAGCGAATCGGATCAGACATATATTTGCGGTATGCCAAAAGCGTCCTTTTGGCGGTGCTTGCCTGTGTATTAGAACCTTTCTTGTGTGTGCCTGTAACTTTTTTGAGTTCCTCAGCACCTTTTCGTGATACAAGATAAGCGTCATACTCCTTGCCATTAATGACAATCTTATTTGCAGCGTCAAGCAGTTTCTTTACTTCGCTGAAAGCTGTGCTTATTCTTTTAAGCTCACTAAGCGAAAAGTCCTTTAACGAGGTTTTTCCGTTTTTCTCGGCTTTCTCAAAAATATTTCTTACATCTTCAAGAAGTCCTGTAAAATGCTGTTTGATATTGCCTTTGTTGTCAAACACATTATATCCCAGCAAAGCATTCCTCATTGCCGGCGGTAAAGTAATTTTTCCGTCAGTATTTGCAATTTCGCTGTTTAAAGCCGAAATAAGTTTCTCGGTTTCTGCTGACAATGTTACTTTGTTTACTCTTTCACCTTCTTGATTGACGGTTTTGTTATATCCCGTCTTTTCCGTAATGTCGTTTACACCTTTGGAAAATCCCGAATAATTGCCTGTCAATTTGGAGAGAAGTCTGTACAAAGGTTTCACAACCGAAATAGGAACATTATTGCTCGGCTTAGGCTTTAAGTGTCTGTTAATAAGCCTTTCAAGCGTTGTACTGATTTTCTGACGATACTTCGTTTTATCACGCTCAGCACGGTATTCTTCTGCAACCGTCTTTTTTGTTGCACGAAGAGTAATTCTGTATTCCTTTGCATCGCTTTTGATTTTATTCCTCAGCTTAATATCATTTTTAATATACTGCTCGGTTTTCTTATTGTTCTTTCTTACCAAAGATTTAATCTGCTTTTCGGCATTTTTTTTCTGCTCCGAAATCTGTTCTGCATATCTTGCGTTCTTTTCCTTTAGGAGCAGTTCGTGTTCCTCGTTAGCCTGATTATATATTTCGGTAATACTGGGCAATAATTCTTTATTGGCATTATTGTTTGAAACAACTTCTTTCGCCTGTTGTTTCAAATATTCCGTAGCAACATCAAAAGCCATTTCAATTGCCATTTCGTCAATTGACTGTACACTCTTTCCGTCAATTGAAACAAAATGTTCTGCAAGGTCATAGTTAATAAACCTTTCAAGTGTTTTGTATCCCTCTTCACTTCTCCAGTTAAAGGTTTCATCAATCCCTGCAATATCTCCGATAATCTCTGAAATTGAATTTCCGACATCTTCAATACTGCCCTCGTTTACACTTTCGATGAGAGCATATTCCTTTGCTGTTCTGATGTTGATTTTACCCATAAGTGCTTTACGGAAGTTTGTAATACTGCCGTAGGCGCTTTTAATAAAATCAATGTCACCTTTCGGAATAACAAGGGTAACCTCTTTCAGACTGTTGCTTAAATCCTTTGCCCACTCGGAATGCTTTTTGTCAATCAAGGAAGATTTTTTCAGATATTCTTTGCATTCTTCCGCAAGGCTCTCAATTGCATCGTTAAAACTCTGCGTATCATTTTTGACGGAATTTTCAAAGTCATTTACAACTGACTTAAACGCTTCAATCCTTGATTTGTTCTTACCGTTAAGATTTACTCCGTATTCCTGCAAAACATTACACACAAGACGGTGCATTCCTGATTGACCGATTCGTATATCCTTGCCCACGCTCATTCCGTGTTCGGCGGTTTTGCCGGCATAATGATATAAAATGCTGATTCGCCTGTCGGGGTTCTTTTCGTCCTTTACAGCGTCAAAAACACTTTTGCCGTCGTCATTCACAAGCCAATCATAGTATTCATCATCAATTGAAAATTTCAGAGTATCGTGGATAACGCCTGTTTTATCAGTGTATTCGGTGTTTATAGCTTTACGGGCGGCATCTGCTCTCTGACTTTCGTCAGCATACTCATACAGAGGGATATTCATTCTTTTAAGAGCTTTTTTTAAACTCTCATCTGCGTCTGCTGGGATTACCGCCGCCATAACTTCATTAAAGCCTACTGCTCTGTGAGGCTTCGCCTCAAAGTATCTTGTAGGTATATTAGCAATTTCATCTCTTACTTTAAAAAGTTTGTCAACTGTACTCTTTTTCAATGCAGGATAATACTGCTTGAGATAATTGTAAACACCATTTTTCGTCTTGCTTTGCTTAAAAGCATCAACAATATTATCACTTGCAATAAGAAAATCATTGTTATAACTACCGCTGTTAGATACCTCATCTATTACGGGGGTAAGGATTTCAATTATCTTTTGTTGATTTTCACTCTGTTCCTCTTCGCTTAATTCCTTAATGTTTCCTTTGTTTTTGTGAATTTCATCAATGCTACCGAATTCCTGAGTACTAAAAGTAGAGGTATAGTTTACACCACCAGTGAAAGAATCGCCAACTGAACTTGCTCCAATCTTCATTGCTTTAACAACATTATCTATATTATAGATATAATGAGTTTCATCGAATGACTTTAAGTTACCTTCATCATCATATGGGTCAACATCATCTCTCACTATATATTTTTCTCCGAAAACATCTTCTGAAAGAATTTGTTCTATGTATTTTTCAAATTCCTCTTTGTGTTCCTTTATTGCATTTACAACTCCGTCATTGTACGAAAAGTTATTTATTTCTTTTTGCACATTACCTTTCGCATATTCTATTGCGTACTCAAATTCAGTTTTATAAGAGTTATAAGTTTCTTTTGATTTTGCACAATTATCAAGTATTTTATTGACCCTCTGAATATTTCTGTTAGCTAAACTTTTAATTGTACAACTATCATAATAATCGTTTAGCAATTTATTTCTAAAATCTATATCATTAATGAGCTTATCAAAAGAACAATTGTTCTTTCTCAAAAACTTCTTTACTCCAATGTTAGTAAACATTGGAAATCTTGGCTCTTTATCGTAAGCAACAGGAGTAACCTCAATATTTTGCTCTTTCAAAAATGCTTTCCGTACATTTAAATCATTAAAGAAGTTCTTTTTTATTCTTTCTTTATCGCTCGTATTGAATATATTAGATTCAAGATAAGCCTCAGCTAAATGTACTCTTTCTGAGATTTTTTGTAACTCTTCATCTTTTATCTTTACTTCCACCTCAGGAAATGTACTTGTCCACGCATCACGGTTATAAACTTTGTTTCGGCTGTCTGCCTCAGGGTCGATTGTATCTTTATTAAATAAAAGAGTAACATCACCAAAGTTATCGTGAAGATTCTCTGCTTTTTCGATTGCTATACTCGGTACAGGTAAACCTGCTCCGTCAAAATCGTTGATAAGATTCATAAGGTTCTGTGAACTTATATTGTGTGTTGCTACAAGGTCTTTATCTTCCTCATCAAGCGAGAATTTCTCAACATCAATCTTCTCACCGTTCTGAACCTCTGTTTGCTCGGTGATGTTTTCTTTTGCGGTGTCTGCCGCCTCCGAAAATCTATGAGCGAGGTTTTCAAGAGCTTCAAGGTCTTTGGCAAATGCTTTAGCTCCGTAGTTTGTGCTTTTGTCGATGAGCCAATCTTTAACCTTGTTAATCAATGACTTAATTGCCGCTGCAATTTTTGATTTATTCTGCTTTGTACTGAGGGCAATATTGAGAGCCTTTTCATCTGAGGCAATGCTCATAAGTGTGTCGCACACGATTTCTTCAAGGGCGGCATCTCTTGTGTTTTCGTGTTCATCGGCCTGCAAACGGTTGCCGTACCTCTCAATAGTGCGGTCAATCATCTTGTTAAGGTCAACGCCCTTGCGTACAAGGTAGTCTGAAACAAAGTCACTCAATGTTCTCCATTCGGTCGGGTTGGTTTTCTTAATCATATGTCCGGCTTCGTGTAAAGCTGTGGCAAGAATTTTTTGACTTGAAATTTCTGAGCTAAGGATAATGTTGCCGTCTCTTGCAACACCGTTCACTCCGTCAGCAAGGCGGTCCGAGATAATAATGTTTCTGCCCGTCTTTGTCGCAAGGTTGCCGAGTGTATTAATAAGCTCCTGCGGAATGTGCGAGACTTCCGTTCCGCTGTCTGCATACACGCCCACACCGCTTGTGTCTGCTCTGCCGTTGCGGCTGATTAACTCGGTCAGTCTGTTGGCATGGTGCTGAGTGTTAATGTCAACATCTCTTCTGCCGGTACTCAATGCCTGACTTACAATCTGTTCACCGAGTATATTCTTAAGGATTTTATATTCAGAAGTTTCTTTTAAAGAATCAAGTTTAACGCCCTCTCTGCCAAAGCTGTATGCGGCTGAATATGCTCTGTTATATTTATAGAGCATTTCGTCATCGCTCATTTTCTGTGCCTGCGGACTTCCTCTCCATTCTTCAAAGTTTGAAATATAGTTCCTTGCACCGTACGTGTCAAACTCGTTTGCGCTGTGAACAACGGCATCAAGCTGACTGTCAGAAAATGTTATGCTGTCCGCATTAACCTGTTTACCGTCATTTGTGTTGAACACAAGTGTATTTTCTTCGTCATTGCGATTAATTTTAGCTGAACTTTCAAGACTCTTTAGTGCCACCTTGACAACTTTACCTGTTGAAGTATCTGTTGCAATAATACCGTTTGGGTGCTTCTTGCCAAAAGCATACACGCCGTACATTTTGCCGATATCCTCTGTATCGGCTTTTTTTGTTGCATTTATTACAGTGTTTGCCTGTGCCTGTTCTGCGTTCTGCTGTCCGTTCTGAACCGTGTTCTGCTGTGTAGGGCTCTGTTCGTTCTGAGCATTAACGGCCTGATTACTCTGCTCTTGTGTGTTCTGCTTTGTTACCTGAGCAATTTGGTTTACAAGTTCGGGATTTTGGGCAATCTCTCTGTTGATAAGATACATAAGGTTGCCGACATCTCCGGCACTGATTTTTCCCTCGTTATCGGTTTCAACGAGTTTCTGCATTTTGTGTGCATAGTTGTATGCTCTATCGTTTTTGTCGGTTGCAAGACCTTGCCTGATGAGCAAATCAAGGTCAAAGTTTTCATCGGCCATAACAGCTTTACCAATTTGTGCGTTGCTCTCTTTATTTTGTGCCAGATCAATTTTGGCACCTGCAAGATTGACACCTGCGGTAGCAAGGTTAAGCACACCGCCCGATATTGCTCCGCCGGCAAAATCAAGTCCGACATTCTTCCAAAAGTCCCAGCTTGCGGCATTCTCCGCCTCTGACTCATTCATTCCCTGTTCCATATAATTCTTCTTAGCAAGGTTGTATGAAGATAGGTCCTTGTTAATTGCGTCATCCGTCAATCTGTTTGCAAGGTCGGTAAAGGCCTCTTCCGAGCCTTCCGTAAATGCACCTTTAAGCACATTACCAACAGCCGCACGAAATGTGCTTTTACCGCTTGCTTTAAACGCTGAGAGTTGTTCAAGAGAAACCTTTTCGAAAAGAGTTTCGGCAATACCTGATGCAATACCGGTCTTTACCGCATTGTCAATTGTACCGCCGTTGTTGATAACTTCGTTCGCCGCACCGACACCGGCACTTGTGCCCATAATGCCGAGTGACAAAGCCTGTCCGCCCGGAACGGCATTGAGCGGTAACAAAGAGGCAAAGTCAGCCATACTCATTCCTGTGTTGTATAGGAATGAACCGAAATCATTGTTAATGTTTTCAGATACCTTTGCACGCATAGCGTCAGATATAGCGGTATTGGTTGCTTCGGGGTTAATATATCCGTCACCGCCGTTATATTTCTTATCAAGGTCGGTTGAAATATATTTTGCGGCATCAGGAACAGCACCACCGAGCCTTGCTCCTACACTTGCAATTGAACCGAGTACAGGGTGCTCATTTGCATACTCTGTACTTGTCCTTGTAGTTTCCGCTGCTTTTTCTGCATCTCTTTCTCTTTCATACCATTTATATAATGATTCGGTGTCATAACCTTCCTTTTTCAGATTCTTAAAATTCTTTTCAATCTGTGTACGCTCTTTGTCGGACAACTTGTTAATGTAGTTATAATCATCAAGAGTCACCTGATTTTTTATGCTGTCAGTATCGTGTCCTGTACTTGCAAGCATATGCTTGGTATCATCATAATGTTGTAAAGCATAGTACTTCTGCATTACAGTTTTGAGTATAACATTCTTATCAACTATATCGTCATACTCTCTTTTTTTCTGTTCGGAAAGTTTAGCTCTATTGATGTATGTATCAATTTTATCCTGTTCATCTTCAATATTCCTGCGTCTTGCTTCTTTGTTTTCATCTGTACCTGTTGTTCCTCTGTCATACAGATTTTCGTATTCTTTGCTCAGTTCTTTTTTGTATTCTTCCAACTCCTTGCTTGATGAATTGTCATACATATGCTTGTTCAGCCAGTCAAGCTCTTCTGTTGTTGCGTGTATGCGTGCATTTTTCCTCTGCTCAAGCGTAGAGTTTTTGTATTTATCTGCATACTTCTGTTCTTTCTCTGCCTGTTCTGCAAGTTTTGCGTTTTCAGCTTCTGCGGTTTCAGCGTTCTGCTGATTTATTTTTGCTTGATTGTTGACTTTTTCTGCGATTGCATTATATTCCTTTTCTATGGCTTTCGCTGTTTTGATGTCGTTATTTTTAATGGCGGTATTGTAATCGTCAGAAAGAGCTTTGACTTTATCTTCTAAAGGCTTATTTGGATTTTTGATGGTTGCTTCAAAGTCTGATTGAGCTTTCTGAAAATCAAAAAAGTTGTTTTGACCGTTTTTATTTTTTATGCCGGAGTCTTTTATTGTATCAATATTTGTTTTCGGCAAACCGAGAAATGGTTCGCTATTTTTTGATGAATTTTTATTACCAGTTTTAACAGCAGTACTACTTGTGCCGTTTGGTAATTCGTGTTGATGCTGAAATACTTCCTGCTGAATCCATTCGTTATAGGAAGCCACCTGTGTTTTTCCGTTTTCATCGGTTATATACCTCGGTGCTGATGTATGCTGAATATAATTATCCGAGCGGTCAATACCGTTGTGATAAAAGTTTCCGCTGATCTTTCCGGCTTTAAAATCTCTTAAATCGTCGCCTGCGGTTCTTTTTCTTTGCTGTGCCATATATACAGTCCTCACTTTTTCTTCTTATTTATCGGTAGTTCGTTCCACTCTTTTTCCGATAAATATTTTGTTTTTCCGTTTTCGTCCGTAGTAACTCTTGAAGTTGACGTTTGAAAATAATCAGTGTTTTTACCGATACTCATTGAGTTCGGACCGCCGTAGTGGTCATCATTAAGCGTTCCACCGTTTTTGCTCATCCTGTCAAGCGTGCTTGTCAGGTCAGCCGTGCTGACATTGAGCTTATCGGCAATATAGTCCATTTCGTCAAGCGTGATGTAGCCGTTATAATAGCCCTGTGCAAGCTGACCAACTTTGTAATTATACTTAGCATTTTTAAGGTCATAGGCGTCCACAAACTTATCATATGCCGCTCTGTATCTGCGGTTATCCTCTTTCTCCTGTGCTTTTTCCTGTGCCTTAGCCGCTTTTTTCTGTGCCTCAACTGCTTTAACATATGCCTCATATGCCACTTTGTTCTTTTCGTACTCAATCTTTTGACTGTTCTCACGCTCAGCCTGTGCATTTTGTGCAAGCTGATTTGCACTGACTGTATCATACAGATACCGCTGATTATCAGTTGCTCTTGCTCCCGAAAGATTATTAAGCGCTCCGTTAAGTTTTGCTGAGTAAACATCATTGTTAGCACTGTCAAGATTGACATCTGCCTGTCTGTCGGTTGAGTATCTGCTTGCAAGAAGATTAAGATAGTTTTTATAATCTGCTGTTGTGTCACGATTACGGCTGTAATCCGTACCCTCAAGCGTGTTATAGAGGTTAAGCACATTTGCGTTTTTCTCCTGCTTTGCCTGATAATCCTGTTGTGCAAGTCCTCTAAATGTACTTTCTGCATCGCTTATATTTCCCATACGACCATTGTAAACCTCGTCTGCGACTGTATCGGCATAGGTAGGATTGTAACCGCCTGAAAGCTGATTAGCTGTGTTACGGCTCGTATCTCGTGCCATAGCGGCATTCTGTGCAAACTCTTTTCGGTACTGCTGATATGCTTTATCCTGCATTGGGTCATACTCAAAGCCCCTGCCGGTCAGATAGTTACTTATGGCGTCATCTAACTTTCCGCTGTAAGTGCTTTTATAGTTGTCAGCCTGTCCTATCGCTGTTGATTCTGCACCTGCAAGAGCGGCGGCACTCTGCTTAGTGTCACCGCTTACCGTCTGACTCGGCACTTCGTTCATAAGGTCATTATAAATTTTTTCTTCGCTGTTCACGCTCAATTTGCTCACCTCACTTTATTTTCACCTGACTGTTAAGGTAGTTATAATAGGCATCCGACTGTCTGCGCTGGCTGTCAATACTTGACCTTGTGTCGGCACTCAATGTATTGTGTTCATACTGTGCCTCGGCAAGACTTCTGATGTCTGAAAGATTACTCTGTGCCGCTGACATTTGTGTCTGCCAGTGAGCCAGTTCGTTTTGAAAGTTGCTCATATCAAGTCCTTTGGATGTGCCGTACTTATTTTCATAGTAATTCATAAAGTCGTAATCATCCGTTACGCTGTCCCTGTATCTCTGATACTGCGTGTTGTCAAGGTTCTGCAATACGCCGATTCTGTTCAATGTATCTTCCTGCTGTTTCTGATAACTTTTATATGCCTCATTCTTCAAAGTCGGTACTTTGTTTGCAAGCTCGTCCATATACTCGCCGAATGCCTTTTGGCCAGCCGCCTGTGAATAGGTGTTGCTGTAACCGCCTGTATTAGCTGCATAACTTCCCTGTACATTCTCCTGTGCAACCTTGCCCTCACGAGTGTATTTTTCTTTGGCCTGCTGATATTCAGAAGAATTTTCGGGAGTCCAGTCAAATTTATTTTTTTGGTACTGATTGGCAAGTTCGTCAATTGTACCCTTGTACTTGCTTGTATATCCCTTATTGATTTTGTCGGTGTATGAGTTTGCGAATTTGTCTGCCTGCTGACGAGCCTGTCTTGTGTCGTAGCTGTCAGCGTATGTCGGAGCTGATGAGGCAACACGGTTGTAGTTATTAACCGCATTGTCAACATCGCCTGTTCCATAAACCTTGTATGTATAAGCCATTATTTTTCACTTCCTTTTTGTGACTGTCCGATTGCAGAAAGAAAATCATCTGTTATGTTGTCGCTGTCAATGTTGCTTAAAACAAAAGCCAGCTGTTCGTACATATCGTTCAGATAATTTCGCATCTCACCTATGTCATTCGTTGAGGGGGGTGGATCAAGTTTAAATGTAGCCACGCTTATCACTTCCTCTGCTGTGCTCAATGTCAATTCCGTATATTTCGACCTGTCCTGTTCCTACAAGTTTAAGTCTCAAATATTCCGCTCTGCGTAAAGCCACGGCGAATACTCTCGGCTTTTTCTCGCTGTAAAGCATTTCCGATACTTTTCGCCATTCGCCGTTGTCCTTGTATTGTACAAACAAGCTGACCTTTGCTCCTTTTTCAGCTTTTATGCCGATTCGGATTTTTCCGATATTCTTCACGCTAAATTCGCCGTCATAAAGGTCGCCTGTTTCAGCAGACCATTCAAAGTAATCTTCCTGTTGATACTCATATTTCGTATTGTCAACAAGAAGATTGTCCGCTTTATCAGGACACATAATGTTTTCTTTTGTTTCATCAAGCCAATAAAGTACACCGTTGTATGTTGTGCAGTCAATCATCTTTGCGTTATCTTCCTTGTGCCACAAGCCTTTATCAGTATCGTACACAAGAAGTTCCTGTTCTCCGTCATCTCTTTCGGCAGATATGTAGTATTTATTTCCGTGTCTGCCGCCGACTGCGTTCTTATAAGTATGTCCCCACAAAGATTCTTCGCTGATGAGCGCCGGCAGGCTACCGCTCTGATAGGCATACACACCGTTATGGCCAAGATAAAATAAGGTTGAGTTAATGTTGACAAGGCTCTTTTCGCTTCCGATTTCAACGCCCGGCACATTGTATTCCGCAAGGGTAAAGTTACTCGGCTTTGTTCCGTAGATTTTTAATGCGTAGTTTTCTTTGAAGAAAATAACGCTGTCGCCCCGTGTTGCAATCCCTGTAAACTTTCCTTCTTTACCGCAGGTCATAGCCCAGCTGTCTGTACTGATTCCGTCACTGTATGCCTGCCAGTTGCGCTCATCACCTTGTTTACAACAATAAATTTCGTTTTTGTCTGAGGAGCAACACCACAAGCGGTTTTGCATTTCAACTATTTTCCCCTCATCAAAATCTGGAGAGATTCTTTCAACTGTGACTGTACCGGTGTACGGCACGCTTGATTCCAATTCGCACTTGATTACAAGCTCATTTTTTGAAACGTAATAAACCTTAAAAGTTTTTCCGTTAAGGTTTTCAATGTAACTCTTATCGGCGTAGCTTTCGGCATCTGTGCTGACAAGAGAGTCGGTCAATCCGCTTATCTTCACAAAATCTCCAGCTTCAATATGCAATCCAATGTTTTTGGCTCTTATTGTCGTATAGCTAAACTTCTGAGACAACTTTTTTAAATTCAAAAGCCTATTCTTTTTAAATGTACTGTCCTTCTTTTCAATTCCGATAACAGAATAAAAGTTGTTATAACTTTCAATTACCGTGCCTATCTTAATATCATTTAAGCTGAATATATCAACCATGTCTTTATTACTTGTCAACTGATATTTTGTGTCGGTTAAATCGTTGCTGGTATATAAAGTTATGCTCGGTCGATAATTCTTGTTCGCACTTGCGTCATAATGTGACCGTGTAATTGAACATAACAAATATGCGTAATCATATGTCAAGGCATCAAGTTGCAAATTACTCTTTGTTTCTACTCGTGTGCTCAAATCTTTGTTCCGGCAATCAATCATAGTCACCTTTTGGTTGCTCATATTAACCGAGAATTTCTCGGGGAATACAACTACCTTATTACCGTATAAAACAATATGGTGCTGTTTGGCCGCATCAATCTCATCAATCTTTGTAACCTCTGCCCCGATATGCAGATTTTTGTCCGAGTCAATATAAATCAAACCTGAGTTAGCCGACAACAGATTTGAAATGATTTTGATTTGGCTATCGGAAGTAATTCGGGAACGGTTTGCTCTCGGTGCAAGCTGTGGGTATTTATCAGAAGTCATATTTTTAAAATCTTTGAACTCTGTGTAAATACTGCTTGACGAACTTGAAACTCTTGAAAATCCTGTGTTCGGACTTCGGTTAAGTCCTCTGAACACGCTGATACTCGTTGTATCTCGCCTCGGTATTCTTAATTCTGGTAGCATATTGTCACCTCTTATCAAATGTGAAAGTTATATCGTTTCTTTTGCGGGTGCGTTCTGAACCAGAACACACCAAAATCCTGCCTCAGCTGATTATATACGCTCATATCAACGGAATATCTCTCGGCCTCTTCGTAGTCCCTGTCAATCTGTGCCGCACAATAAGCCTCGTATATACGGTCATACGGAGCTGGCACAAGCAGTTCAAACCCTCTGTCTGTATCAAGCTGATAGTTACCGTATGTGCCTACAATCTCGTTATCGCCTTCGCGATTACTTATTACATTGCTGATGATTTCCATTTCTGCTTCATTTATATATCTTATAATGTCCTCATCGGACACATCATATCCGCTTTTAATTTTTCGCACTCTTTCAATTACCTTATCAAGTGTCATATAATCACCTCTCTAATATCTGTGTACGCAAAAACGCAAAAAGGCGGAAGCTACCGCCCCCGCCCTTCTGCGAATTTTTTGTAAGGAGTACAATTTATTCCTTGTTATTGAATTAGATTCTGCCCTCGGCAATAGCCTGCTGGGCAATCTCGGCAGCCTTATCCTGCACGCCCTGCGCGAATTCAGCCTGCTTAATTGAGTTGTCAATAATCTCCGCAACCTTGCGTGGGATGTTTGTTTTAACACCTCTCGGAACAGTGTACTGCACTCCGTTGATATTGACCTCAATATTTTTGTTTGACTTCATAGAACCTGTTGGAGCAATGTACTCAACAAGTTCTTCACTTTCCTTGTTTGCCTTTTCAATTATTTTAGCAAGTTCCTTGTCCTGCTTGATTTTTTCCGCCTTGCGGTCAATCGGCATACTCTTCTTGATTTCCTGAAGTTCATCATACATTCCAAGGAGCTTATCAAGCTGAGATTTTCCGATTGTTACAGTTGTTGCAGTATCGGCAGTAGTTTCCGCTGCCGATACTTCTGTATTTTCTGCCGTCTCTGCGGCTTTCTTTGTTGTTGCCATAGGTTATATACCTCCCGATCATGCGACAGCCGGAGAAGCTGTCTGTGCTACTGTGTTGAGAGATGAGGCTGATTCGATACGAACCATTCTGGTCTGACCGATAATGCCGACGCCGTGAGTTGTTTTCCAACCCTGAGTTGCTCTCTGGTTAAGAGGATCAGCTGTACCACCTGAGCCAAAGCCCTTAACGATTGTCTGAGTGCCTTCGCCCTCAATCTCAACAGTAACATATGCGTCCTTGCCGAACACAAGAGTTGAGTAAACATCAATCTTGCTTGCACCGGAGCCCTTGAACACCTTTGCAAAGTTCGACTGTACAAACTTAACATTGCCGATTGTACCGATTTCACCTTTGAAGATTTTATCAGCGTGCGCATACTTAACTACGCTGATGAAATCCTTGTTGCTGATAATGTCGTACTTAACATTCGGATGTACAACAGCGACATAGTTCTCACCGATAGGCTCAGCATTCTGGCACTCAAGATAATTGAGTGCTCTGAGCACTGTGTCAATTGTGAGCTTACTGTTTGCCGTAATCGCCGCACGACTCGCAACCTCTGTAACCGCACCGTCAGAGCCTACAGCCGGTGCGTAGATAACGCTCGTACCGGCATTAAGAGCCTCACGGTCAATCTCTTCAATTGAGCGTCCTGCCTGTGAAGCAAGCTCCTCGCTGTCCTTTGTCATAACATCATCACGGCTGCAAAAACTTGCCCAGTCTGTGATAGGTGTATATGCGCCGTACTGATTCACCGCAATCTCAACATAGTAGAAGCTCATCTGATTACCAACGGGAGTAACACCTTCCTGCAACGGTGTTGTAACAGTCGGGTACGGTGAAATACCTCTCTTGTTGTAGATATTGCCCGACTGCTTCGGAATTGTGTCATGCTCACCGAACTGACCGTGAACGCATTTCGCTGTCAGGTTTTTGAGAAACACTTTGTGATAGAATGTAGCTTTTTCGGGTGTCCAGTCATTGCCCGATGTTGATGTCGTATTGCCGTAAGCATTGTAAACATAGCCGTTTGACTTGTTTACACCGCCAGCGTCAACCGTATTATCGTGAATATTGATAATAAGCTTAATAATCTCGCTTCCCATAAGAAACTTACTAATCTTGCTTTTCATACTGTACCTTCCTTTCGGCAAGGCATTAGAGGTGTGCCTCGCCTCGTCTTACTTTCTGATAGAAGTCATCAAATTCAGCGTCAGACATATCTTCCACGCTCTTTCTCTGCGTGGTTGTACCGCTTTTCTTGACCGCATTTTCCGTCGGTCGTCTTGCACCACTCTGAATTGACTGCGCCGCCGCACTGATTGCGGCAGAGCTTGAACGCTTTACAAGGTCTTTCTGAAGTTCATCGAAATGTGCCATTTTATAGGCAGTAGTCAAATCGTAAATTTCATCATTGCGACCTGTCTTTTCGTTCTGTTCATTTTTCTGCTGAGCAATAAAGTCAAGAGCTGTGCGAAATGACGGATTCTGAAATTCCTCTTCAAGGTTGAAGTTTGGAAATTCCTTCTGCGTTTCCGCTGCAATTGACCTCAAATGTGTGTCAAGTTCTCTTGCGGCTTTTTCTCTTCGGAGGGTTTCGAGTTCTTCTTCCTGTGCATTTGTTTTCTGCTGATTGAAGAAATCGTTGCGTGCCTCTTCTGTCGTTACTCCTGCGGCAAGAGCCTTTTCAGAAAACAAGTCCTTATCCTCTGTTACGGCTTTGAGAAGACCATCAAGGTCATCGGGCTGTACATTGTACTTGTTTGCAATAAGAGCGAAAATCTGATTGCCGGTGCTTTCTTTTTTCTGCATATTGGAAATCTGCTTGTCTTTGGTTGACATTCTGTCCTTAAACAAAGACTGCACCCTGTTCTGATACACATTTTTAAATTTACCTTTAATCAGCTTTTCAAACTCTTCTTCTGCGTTTTCTTCGCCGTCTGTGTCTGTGCTGTTGTTTTCGCCTTCTGCGTTGTTCTGATTCTGATTGCCGTTGCCGAAAGCCTTGTTATAATCGTCGATAAGGTCGTCACCTATGCCGATTCTCTCAGCTCTCTCTCTCGTTTCACGGCTTATGTTGTTTTCGGTGCTTGTGGCTTCTGCACCGTGCTCACCGTTTCCGTCTCCGCCGTCAGCTGCGCCTGCTGAGTCGCCGTCATGCAGATTTACGATAAGACTTAAAAATTTGTCGTTCATAAGAACCTCATTTCTCGCGTCTATCCGCGGTGTCTCTCTCGTCTTTCCGAGGTGTCAGGTCTTTATGCAGTCCCACTACTGCGACCTTATATTTTAATTATATCAACCTTAATTTTTTAAAAAAAGTTAAAACTCTTGTTGATTTTAAACTTTATTTCGGGTTGCCGTCATCATAGTTAAGCTCTATTTCATCGGGGAAATTTTTGGCATAAAGTTCAAATCCCGTCCATAGTGCTTTAATGCCGTGTCGGACTTCGGCATCTGAACTGACAATATAAAGCTCTGATTCTGTGTGACCTTGCTCATACTTTTCGTTGACTATCGTCACATTGTTTTCGTCCTGCATTTCTCTGATATACTGCAAAAATGTAGAACATAAAGCACTCACGGCAACACACACATCATGTGAGCCGTGTCCTTTGCTTCCGAAATATATCAGATTTCCGCAGTCAATCAATGTTATTTCAATCACATTGTTACCTCGCTTTCAGTCTGTGGCGGTGTCTGCTGTGCGGTCTGTGAATTTTCGCTCGGCATAGCATTCTGCACATCTGCCGCTGTTCTGCTTGCGTTCATTGCCTCAAGCATTTGCACTTTATTTGAGAGCTCCTGCACCGCCTGTGACAAGGTCTGATTCTGCTTGATTTTCTCAATTAGTTTTTCTTTGCCCTCAAATGTCATGCCGTCAAGCATTACAAGTGTGGCATCAGCCGCCTGCGGATTGAACGCTCCCATTTGAAATAGATTCATCATCATTTCATTTTGTGCGGCAGTTGCAAACGGGCTTGCCTTTTGCGCCTTCACGTCAATATCAAATATTGGCAGTCGTTCAAGTATGTTGCCGTCCTCGTCGGTATAATTTACCGTCTGTCCGTCTGTGTCCGTATAGGTCAACGGCTGTTTTCTTAGGTCTGTATTGTCAAACTCCTCATATGTAGTCTGATTGTTTTCACCCGTGATTCTGAAAATTCTCGGCAAGTTATAAAATTGCCTAATCAGTTCAATTTCAAGTTGTGCAAGCTCCGTCATTGCTTCCTGTGCCAGTTTGTTTGAGTCACGGCTTACCTTTCCGCCTGCTTCCTGCAATGCCGCAATTGCCGAACCGCTTGTAACACCTGCCGCACTTGCTCCATTACTCGCGTCATTCGTAGCAGAAGTTTCTTTGATTTCATTAGAGAGCCTGTCGTACAAGCTCCATGCTCCTGAGGCAAGCTCCTTTGATTCGACGGGAGCAATGTTACCTTGCAACTGTCCGTTGACCTCAATTACCGTTTTGTCAAGGTCGGTCATATCATCATTGTTCACTCCGACAGCTGTATTTGAGTAAATTCTCGGCTGTGAATTGACTTTGATATTCACAAGCATATCGTGTTTAAGTTCATCAAGCTGATTTTGCGGTGCTCTGACTACATCCATAAATCCGAAGCCCACGGGAGTATCTCGCAGTCTGAACATCGGTTCAAGCACAAACGGATATTTGCCGTGGTCATAAATAGGCTTGCCCTCGTTTTCCGAAGAGTAGAGAATGTGTTCACCGACGAATTTACAGAGGTGCAGTTCGCCGTTCTTTTTGTAGTACCAGTCAAGTAAGATGACTTTATCATTGGATTTATTACTGTTGTCGTAGGTTTCGTGTTCCACAAGTCCGAGAGAGGCAGTCGAAACGCTTTCAAGTTCAGGATATACCTTTCTGATTCCTTCCTCGTCATAATAGCGGGCAAAGAATACATTCGCACTGTCCTGTATGTTTTCAATATGCGGCTCCCAAAAGAGATTCAAAATGTCAACTCGGCTGATAGCAATATCACCCAGTCCGTTTTCTGCGGTCTTGTCCCATAACACGGCATAACAACCGCAACCGCCGACAAACTTGTCAAGCTGTTCATCGGAGTATGTTCTTAAAAATCCGTTTCGTTTATGTATGCACGGTATTACGCTGTTGAGTGTTTTAGCTGCCTGTTCATCGTCCTGTGCTCGAGGCAGACAAATGATTTCGGGGTAGTTATCCATAGCGTCAGCGTGCTTGTTCATTATGACATTAAGTGCCTGTGCACCTTTGCGGTGCGGTACAAGCACC